AGTAAATCTTGCATGTGGATTAGTGAGCACTAGTTTGCGCATTGAAACAAATTGTGGATTAACTTTTGTTAACGTGTTTGGATTAATTGTTGTTTGAGAGAACAGCGAGAAGTACTACTATGGTTGAGAAAACTAGAGTAGGATCTCGGGTTAAAACCCGAGGTGTCAATATGATTAGGCGTACTGGAAAGACTGTGAAAACAGTCTCAAGGAATGCCAGAAAAAATGTGGAGAGGGGCGCCATGGTTATCAGAGCAACTATAGTTGCCATGATAATGTCGCTCTTCTCCGGGAGAAAGCCCAACGCTTTGCTCAAAAAGCGTTGGCACGCATTGGACAAGGTTCGTGGAATGAAGCTGTTGCGGGCGTTGAAAAACATCGTATCAAGCCTAATGAGAGGATTAGCAGGAAAGAAGAAACGTAGGAATGGAGGAACTGCTTTTCCTTTCATGGTGTTGTTAATGATGATTGTATGCTACGTAAACGCTAGACCAACCACAACCGAGGAAGATGTGATAGAGAGAGTCTCTACAACCCCTGGCGCTGAAGACTACCCTGTAGTAACAAGTATTGGGAAGTGGCTTTTTATAAATGCCACAGGTCAAAAGCAAGGGAGTGAGATTGTAGTGGGAGAAGGAAGATGCACCTTGATGATGACGGATATAGGAGCTTGGTGCTCGGACAGACAGACCTACCAGTGCATGACCATTGCTGACTCTGAATCACCTGAGGACATTGATTGTTGGTGTCGTGGGCAGGATCTTGTTGCAGTTACATATGGCAGATGCCGTGAGCATCGCCATCGCAGAAGATCACCAAGATCCATTGCCATGCCTGTGCATGCAGGCAGTGGATTGACCACGCGCAAGGAAAATTGGCTGGAAACATATGGGACCCGCCACTTTCAAAAGGTTGAGAGATGGATGATTCGGAATCCAATGTATGTATTGATCGTGAGCATAATTGGCTGCGCTATTGGAAGCACATTGAGCCAAAAGCTCATCATCACAGGATTGATGTTTATGGTGGGGCCGGCTTATGGAACACATTGTCTGACACTGCAGAACAGGGACTTTGTTCAAGGAGTGTCTGGAGCAACTTGGATTGACGTAGTGTTGGAGGAAGGATCTTGTGTGACCATCCGTTCACCTGACAAGCCTAGCATTGATTTGTGGGTTGTCAACATTGCCCATAAGGAAGCAGCGATCGTTCGTACTGTGTGCTATTCAGCCACAATATCCGAAATATCGTCAGCTGCGGCATGCCCAACACAGGGGGAAGGACATCTTGAAGTTGAAAAGGACCGAAATTTCATTTGTGATAGGACATACTCTGACAGAGGATGGGGAAATGGATGCGGTTTGTTTGGAAAGGGGCACATTATAACCTGTGCCAAGTTCAATTGCGACCATGTGTTATCTGCATATGAGTTGCAAAAGGAAAATCTTAAGTACCGCATCAATGCCCAGATGATCGGTGGAGCTGGCGCAAAGGATATGAAGGACTGGACACACGAGCTGGAGTTCTCTGCCAGTTCTGGAGTGCAGAACGTGGATTGGAAAGATTATGGATCAGTAGGAATAGAGTGTTCCGTAACAACCGGAATAGAGCTTGCGAATTATTATGCGGCGTCAATGGATAGACATGCTTGGTTGGTCAATCGTGAATGGTTTCATGACTTGGCTTTGCCATGGAAAGGAGGCTCACAGGGAATGTGGAATGACATTAGAAGCCTGGTAGAGTTTATGGAACCACACGCTGTAAAACGTGATGTGGTGGCCCTGGGAAATCAAGATGGATCATTGAAGACAGCCTTGGCTGGCGCAAATATAATTAAACATCACTCAAATGGCTCATTTGAACTAAGTGGAGGACACGTAAAATGTAGAGTGCGGCTTGAAAATTTGAAGCTAAAAGGAATGTCTTATGGAATGTGTCCAGGTGAGGTAAAGCTTGTACAGGCGATAGCAGATAGTGGTCATGGAACCGCTGTCATTTCTATACAGTACACTGGACTTGGAACCCCTTGTAGAATTAGCGTGATAGCGGCTGATCGTCCAGACAGTAGTGTGAACATCGGAAGCTTAGTTACAACACTCCCCATGGCTTTGAAGAAGGATGATTTCGTGCATGTGGAACTTGACCCTCCATTTGGAGAAAGTTACATCATTGTGGGATCAGGGGAAAAGAAAATTGTAACCCCATGGCACAAAAAAGGATCAACCGTCGGCAACGTGTTCACACAGACACTGAAAGGAGCTCAGCGTATGACCACACTAGGCCATCAGGCATGGGATTTTGGATCTGTAGGAGGCATCTTCAATTCAGTTGGAAAGTTCGTTCATGGCGTTTTTGGATCATTGTACCAAAGTGCTTTCGGAGGCTTTAACTGGATAACGAAGATCTTGATAGGAGTATTGCTGGTGTGGATTGGATTGCAGGCACACAACATGACGATTTCAATGGTCTCCATGGGTTTGGGCCTTATTCTGATCCTATTGAGTACAGGAGTTGGAGCCGATGTGGGATGTAGCCTCAGCATGGACACAAAGGAGTTGAAATGCGGGGATGGAGTCTTTGTCTTTCGTGATGTGAATGATTGGGGGGACAAGTACCAATTTCACCCCGCGGATCCTAAGTCGCTGGCTGCAATGGTGGTTGCCGCTAGCTCCACTGGAGTATGCGGACTTCAATCAGTAAGTAGATTGGAACACAGAATGTGGGCAGCCATCGCTGGGGAACTAAACGCCATTCTAGAGGAAAATGATGTTGATTTGACAGTGGTGGTGCAGGATAGCAAAAACGTGTATCCAAAGGGTAAACATTTGTTTCCTTTGGAATCAACAGAGCTGTCACAAGGATGGATAATGTGGGGCCGAAGCTATGTCATTGCATCGCGCATGGCTAACACAACCTTTGTGGTTGACGGTGAACCAAGTAAAGAATGCCCGCCTGAGTCCAGAATATGGAATAGTTTGGCTGTGGAAGAATTTGGATATGGGATGTTTAAAACGCACATCTATTTAAATCCGCGAGAGGCACCCACCAACAGCTGTGAAACAGCGATATTAGGAGCAGCTGTGCGAGGACAAAGAGCAGTGCATGGAGACCCTGGCATGTGGATGGAGACCACTGAAACGGGAGGTGTTTGGGAAATAAAAACATTGGAAGTTCTTGAATACCGTGAATGTGAGTGGCCCCCAACCCATACGATATGGGGAGAAGGTGTCATGGAGAGTGATATGTTCATGCCAAAGGCCATTGGAGGACCTGTTAGCCAGCACAACTATGTGGCGGGATATAAGGAGCAGTCGAAAGGACCATGGCATGATGTGCCGTTGCTTGTGCAACGAAAGGAATGCCCAGGGACAACGGTTGAAGTCAACAAGACATGCCACAAGAGAGGACCATCAATTAGATCAACCACGAACAGCGGGAAAATAATTGACAAGTGGTGTTGCAGGGCTTGTACCATGCCACCACTGTCTTTCGTTGGAAGAACAGGATGTTGGTACCCGATGGAAATACGTCCCCAAGACATGAAGCCAGAGTCACTAGTAAAATCTTTGGTTAGTGCTGGAAATGGGATGGTACACATAGACAAACTGTCGCTAGGTCTGGTGGTTATGATGGTTGCTACTGACATGGTTTTGCGAAAGAGAGCTGGAGTGAAGAGTGTTTTGACGGCAGCCATAGTACTGTTGTTTTTTATGGTTGCAGGAGAAGTAGAAATGTTAGACGTTGTGAGATACCTGGTCGTTTTGGGAGATATAATGGCAAGCCGGAATTCTGGTGGTGATGTCACGTACATCGCACTCATTGCAGTGTTCAGGTTGAGAGCGGCTTGGATGACAGCTTTTGCATTGCGCATGTGCTGGAGCCCACGCGAGAGCGTGGTGTTGACGTGCGGCATAATTATGATGCAGAGTGCTGCCGCGTTCCAGAATGGATGGGTGGCAGTGTCCCCGGTTTTGAATGCTGTGGGATTGGCTGTGTTAACATTGAGAGCTTTGAGTGAACCCAGCATCCAAACAATGTCATTGCCACTGTTGGCAATGTTGAATGGCCCTGCTGTGATGGAAATCAGGATGGCGGCTTTGATCATCTTATCAGTGGTGATGGTGGCGACCATGTGGAGAAACAGACATGGAAGGTCCGGAAGGAAAATGTTATCAACCCAGATGCTGGCATTATCGGCACTGTGGGGATTATGTCAACCCACACTGGCACATGCGGCGGTTGTGTACTATGGATGGAGAAAAACAAGGTCATGGCCAATCAGTGAGGTCACAACAGCAGTTGGAATGATTGGCGCTCTCACAGGCGTGTTGGTCGATAGCTCTGGGCACGATATTGCAGTGCCCCTTGTTGTTGGAGGACTTGTGTTATTCATAATGGCTGTCACAGGAAGAGTAGATGGACTACAGATAGAGAAGGTTGCAGAAATATCATGGTCAAGTGAGGCAGAAATTAGTGGAACATCTGAGAGATATGATGTGGCTCTCAATGAGAACGGAGAATTCAAGTTAACATCTGGAGTAGAAACTCCGTGGAAGCATGTAGTCATTATGGCTGGACTGCTGGTAATATCTTCCATTCATTGGGTGGGGATGATAGCCGGAATGATAGGATGGTTTTTTCTCGAAAGATCCAAACGAAGAGCGGGGATATTATGGGACATACCAGTGAGCACAGAAAGCCCAATCTCAGAACAATTGGAGGACGGAGTGTATGCAATTAAACAAAGAGGCCTATTGGGAAACAACCAGAAAGGAGTAGGCGTCGTAATCGACGGGGTCCTGCATACAATGTGGCATGTTACACGAGGAGCTTACATTAAGACAAGTACCGGAGTGCTGCAGCCAAAATGGGCAAGTGTCAAGGAAGACCTGGTCAGTTATGGTGGTTCATGGAAACTAGGAACACATTGGAATGGCGAAGATGAAGTCCAATTGATAGCTGTACAGCCTGGAAAACGTGCAAAGAACATACAAACAACTCCAAGCAAGTTCGTAACGAATGATGGCAAGGAAATAGGAGCCATTGGTTTGGATTTCCCGTCGGGGACATCAGGCTCACCGATAATTGATAAGAACGGAAACGTGTTGGGACTGTATGGAAATGGAATTCTGGTAGGCGAATGGGATTACGTTTCAGCAATCTCGCAGGCAACGGAGCCAATGGAGGAAAAAGAACCAATTGTGCTAAACAGTGAAAGCATCCTGAAGAAAGGGGAGTTGACAGTTCTGGATTTTCACCCAGGGGCAGGAAAGACACGTAAGTTCCTGCCCCAATTGTTGAGGATGTGCGAAACACGACGACTACGCACACTTGTATTGGCTCCGACCAGGGTAGTGGCTGCTGAGATGGCAGAGGCTTTGGTTGGTATGGATGTGAGGTATGCAGTGAAGAACATGAGAAAGGTACACACATCAAAACCATTGTTTGACGTGATGTGTCATGCCACCCTGGCTGACATGATGATGCAGCCAGCGAGAAGACCAAATTGGGAAGTCATCATTATTGATGAGGCTCACTTCACTGATCCGCGAAGCATTGCAGTAAGAGGATGGGCGCAGCATCAGGCCAGGACGAGAAATGCCGCAGCTGTGTTCATGTCTGCTACTCCACCTGGATCAACTGATCCAATGCCTGACTCCAACGCATCAATTGAGGCGGAAGAGCGGCATATCCCGGCTGGAGGATGGAGTTCGGGGTACGAGTGGATAGTGTCGGATCAGCGGAGAACCCTTTGGTTCGTACCATCAATACGGAGCGGAAATGAAATTGCTGCTTGCCTCAGGAGATTGGGAAAGAGTGTTTCTGTATTAAACAGGAAAACGTTTGAACGGGAATACCCCCTGATAAAGAGCAAAAAGCCAGACTTCATCTTAGCGACGGATATTGCTGAGATGGGTGCCAACCTACATGTTGAGAGAGTGATAGACTCGCGAACAATGTGTAGACCGGTCTTGGCGGCTTCTGAAGGAGAGAGAGTGATTATAAAGAGTGGAATGACGGTTAGTGCGGCTTCAGCCGCCCAAAGGCGTGGAAGAGTTGGAAGAGACCCTTGTCGCGAGACTGACACATACATCTTTCATGGTCCAACCAGTGAGGACAATCAAGATCTTGTGTGTTGGACCGAGGCGGCCATGATGCTGGATAATATGGAGGTCCAGGGAGGCATGGTGGCCAGCCTGTATGGGGTGGAAGCCGAAAAGCTCAATTCTGGCCCGGGATATTACAGGTTGAGAGAAGAGAGGAGAGCAGTTTTTCGGAAGCTCATGAAGGAACACGACATTCCTATCTGGTTGGCATGGAAAGTGGCAAATGAAGGCACGAAAGAGAGTGACAGGGGATGGTGTTTTGACGGGGATGAATTGAACACGGTGTTGAACGATGCTAATGAACCGGTTATGGCAAGAAGTCCAGGAGGCTCTATGAAACCACTGAGACCACGTTGGGTGGATGAACGAATGTATAGTGAGAATGCGGCACTTATGGAGTTCAAAGACTTTGCCGAGGGAAGGCGAAACTGGACGGGATTGGCTGAAGCGTTAAAGAACGTGCCCGACCACCTCAAGGAAAGATCACAGGAGGCCATTGATACGGTTGTGATGCTGTTTAAGAGTGACACTTCGTCTAGAGCATACAAACATGCCATGAATATGATCCCCAATGCAGCTGAAACAGCATTGTTGGTTGCATTAATATTCATATGCACATCTGGCTTGGTCTTGTTTTTTATGGCTCCAAAGGGAATAGGGAGAATGTCGCTCTCAATACTGGTGATGGCAGGTGCGGCTTGGCTCATGTATGTTGGTGGAGTAAAACTGCCACATATTGCATGTTCTATGCTAATATTCTTCATAATGATGGTGATATTGGTTCCGGAGCCGGGCTGCCAAAGATCTGCACAGGACAACCAACTGGTGTATGTGATTTTGTGTGTGGTGTTGACAGTGGCAGGAGTGGCTGCAAATGAATTGGGTTGGCTGGAAAAAACCAAATCTGACATTTTTGGAAAGAAGGAAGTTAGTCAGAGTGAAGTTTGGAAATTTGAGTTTCCAAAGGTTGACATCGCGCCAGGAGGGGCTTGGGCCGTCTATGTTTTGGCTGGCACCATTGGGGGACCCATTATTGAGCACTTCATAAAAACCCATTACGGAAATGCTTCGATATCGGGGATCTCTAGTGGAGCGGTGACTCTTTTTGGTTTGGACATTGGTTTGCCGGCCATGGCTCCGACATGGCCCGTGATTGTCATGGTTCTCGGAGCATGGACAAGCGTGAGCCCTTTGGCCGCCGTGTTTGGGGTGTTGGCTGTTTTGCTACATTGGACGTTTACAATACCTAGTTTGAAGGCAAGAGAGATTCGCAGAGCACAAAGAAGAGTGCACGCCGGAGTGGCAAAGTGCGCAGTTGTTGATGGAGTCTTGACTTCAGATATCGATGATGTCACTGAGCTAGGACCATTGTATGAAAAGAAATTCGGCTTAATAATGTTACTTGGCTTGGCTGCTATAAACGTGGTGCTGCGACGGGATGCTGTCACTTGTGCGGAGTTCGTGGTTTTGGGTTCGGCTTGCGTCGGGCCCTTTATTGAGGGAAACATTGGAAGTTGGTGGAACGCTCCGGCGGCAGTGGCGGTGACTGGATTGATGAGAAGGAACTATTTCGCGGTCATCGGATTGGTGTTTAACCTAATGCGAAACAAGAGCTTTCGTAGGGGGAAAGCACAAGCAATGACACTTGGAGAGCTATGGAAAAGGAAGCTGAACTCGCTTGGAAAGCGAGAATTCAACATCTACCGGAAAACATCAATACGTGAGGTTGACAGAACAGAGGCTAGAAGAGAATTGGACAGGAAAAATGTGACTGGAGGTCACTGCGTCTCGAGAGGATCTATGAAACTCGCTTGGATGGCTGAGAGAGGATACGTGAAGTTGACAGGAAGAGTTGTGGATCTTGGATGCGGCAGAGGGGGATGGAGTTATTATGCAGCCTCTCAGCGTAACGTCATGGGGGTCAACGCTTACACTCTTGGAGTAGCAGGACATGAAACTCCCATGAACGTTCAAACGTTGGGATGGAATATCATCAAATTCAAAGACAAAACTGATGTTTACAGACTTGCCCCATCAAGATACGACACAGTGCTGTGTGACATCGGAGAGTCCTCACCATCCCCTGATGTTGAAGCTACCAGAACCCTAAAGGTGCTTGGAACCCTGGAAGGATGGCTTGAGAGGGGGGCAGAGAACTTTTGTTGCAAGGTGCTGGCTCCGTATATGCCGGATGTGTTGGAAAAAATTGAAAAGCTGCAGAGACAATACGGTGGCAGCCTTGTGAGAGTTCCATTTTCACGTAACTCAACACATGAAATGTACTACGTTTCAGGGGCTCGTGGTCATGTCATGGACCAGGTTTCAATAACCTCTTCCCTTCTGTTGCGCAGAATGAAACAACCACACGGAATGAACAGCACCGAACCAGACCTCATCCTGCCTGTCGGAACCAGGAACGTCGGGAGTGAAGCTGCACCTATGAACATGGGAAAAATTGAAAAAAGACTGCAAAGAATTCGCAGCGAGCACAATAACTTCATGTATGATAAAGAGCACCCTTATAGGACTTGGCATTATCATGGGAGTTATCCCATAAAAGGATCAGGAAGTGCGGCAAGCATGGTGAATGGAGTCACGAAGTTACTGACAATGCCATGGGACATATATGAAACAGTGACGCGTATGGGAATGACGGATACAACGCCATTTGGACAACAGCGAGTATTTAAGGACAAAGTCGACACCAAGGCTCCCGAACCCCCAAAAGGAACTCGCCAAATAATGCGAGAGGTAAACAGATGGCTTCTACAGTTCATTGGAAGAGGAAAGAAGCCTAGACTGTGCACAAAGGAGGAGTTCATAGCAAAGGTCAATAGTCACGCTGCTCTTGGTGTCAATCTAAGGGAGCAGGATAACTGGAGCTCAGCGGCAGAAGCTGTCAAGGATCCACACTTTTGGCACCTTGTGAGCGAGGAGCGAATCAACCACCTCGAAGGGAAATGTGAGACTTGCATATACAACATGATGGGAAAACGAGAGAAAAAACCAGCTGAATTCGGAAAAGCAAAAGGTAGTAGAGCAATCTGGTACATGTGGTTAGGAGCGCGATTTTTGGAATTCGAAGCTCTTGGGTTTCTGAATGAAGATCATTGGATGAGCAGGGCGAATAGTTTCGCCGGAGTGGAAGGCACAGGACTGCAGTACTTGGGGTACATCTTGCAAGATATAGCAGAGCTACAAGGGGGTGACATGTACGCTGATGACACAGCGGGTTGGGACACTAAGATCACAGAAGCGGATTTGGAAGATGAAAGTGAAATAGTGAACTTAATGGATGCTTACCACGCAAAGCTAGCCATGGCAGTGATGGACTTAACCTATGCGCACAAAGTTGTGGAAGTTGCAAGACCAACAGGCGACGGAGTGGTCATGGATGTGATATCAAGGACTGATCAGAGAGGGTCAGGCCAAGTGGTCACATATGCCTTAAACACCTTCACCAACATGAAGGTCACTGTGATAAGAATGGCTGAATCAGAAGGCGTCATTGGACGAGAGGACATTGAAGAGTTGACCCAAAAATCGCTTGCACGGTTGAAAGCATGGTTGTTGATGCACGGACAGGAAAGACTAAAGAGAATGGCTGTTTCCGGCGATGACCAAGTTGTGAAACCACTTGATGATAGATTCGCAGGGGCTCTTATCCACTTAAATGCAATGGCAAAAACGAGAAAGGACATAGATGAGTGGACGCCTTCCGTTGGCTGGAGCGATTGGGAGAGAGTCCCATTCTGTTCAAATCACTTCCATGAGTTGGTTTTGAAAGATGGTAGAAGAATCACTGTTCCATGCAGGGAACAAGATGAGCTCATAGGGAGAGCCAGAGTAGCAGCTGGAAATGGATGGATGCTACGTGAAACGGCATGCTTGGCAAAAGCATATGGGCAGATGTGGAGCCTTTTGTATTTCCATAGGAGAGACTTGAGGCTGTTGTCGAATGCCATAGGCTCAAGCGTGCCAGTCGATTGGGTGCCTTCAGGAAGAACCACTTGGTCAATCCACACGAAAGGAGAATGGATGACTTCTAGCAACATGCTGGATGTATGGAACAGGGTGTGGATCCAAGACAACCCACACATGAAAGACAAAAGTGAAGTCCGTGAGTGGCGTGACGTACCTTACCTAGCCAAAGGCCAGGATCAAAGGTGCGGGTCATTGATAGGAACTTCGAGAAGAGCTTCATGGGCGTGGTCTATGTGGACAACAGTGGAAAAGATCCGAAACTTAATAGGAAAGGAGAAGTACGAGAACTATCTGAACACCCAAGATAGATTCGTCGACACAACTGAACCAACTGGATTTGGGACAATATTGTAAGTCGGCAACAAAAAGTCAGCCCAGAAAATGCCACAACTAAGCTGTAAGTTGTGCTGGCTGTAACAGCAAGTAAAATTCATGGAATTTTTGGAAAGAGTCAGGCCGAGAAGCCACACAGCAAAAGTGTGCTGCCTGTAAGACGTAATGAGCGCGTGAAAGCTCACGAAATGGGAAGTGGCGAACCCCATTGGAAATTTAGCTTCATATTGACACCAGGGAAAAGACCGGAGAAACTTCTTGCTTACTCGCAGCAACCACCGAAAGGCACAGTATGCCTGAAACATTCGGTGGTTGATGTAGTAAACAACCAGTTTCT